AACAATCTGCTTCTCATTCTTATAAGCCCACTCATTCCAGAACTCAGCCTCATCAAATTTACAAAAGTCAAGTTCAAAAGCTGCCTCTAATAATTGTTCATCAGAAGCAGGTTCATGATAAGAACAATAATCATGCTGATTAATTTGATAAATCAAATCGCCAGCAAGTTCTTCATAATCACCATCAACATGAATGACATACTTCAAAGGCTCAGTATATTGCAATCTCCAAGCAAGATCTTTAATTTCTGCTTCAAGCTCACGCTCAGATAAATCAAACTCATCAGCAACAGGATAACTTTCCAAAGCATCATGCCATTCCATCAAAGCATGAAAAGCCTCAGTCAAATTATCATATTCAATCTTACCTTCATTCTTCAAAACACGAACACGCAATTGATCCATTGGACCAACAGCCCAATGTTTGACACCAGCAATGTCAAAATCATCAGGGAAACGATCCATCAAATCCTTGCTGATAACATGAAAGTTTGATTCCTGAAGAACATCATCAGAATTCACAGCCAGATTGATTCCAGCAAAAGACCAAGTGACAAACATTTCGTCACCACCAAACCAACCGAAATCATCAGGTCGCTTCAAACATTCTTTTGCCATAGCAACAATGCGCTCTTCATATTCCATTACGAATTCACCTTCCAATCAGACTGAGGCATAACCATGCCATTCAAATAATCTTCCATGCCTTCTTGCGTTCCACAATCAGAACAAATCTCAGTAGCATTATCAGTACGACTCAATGCACCAATATATTCACCAATCCTATCGTTATTTGGAACACCGCCCAAACAACGAGGACAAATAATATTTCTAATCACATCATTCCCCTTGCTTCTTGAATTTCTTTTTTGAGAGCAATCCTGTTTCCTCAAGAAGACCAATCACTGCATCCTCAGAAACAGAATCAGAATTATCATCAAAGATCTTGCTTTCAAGATCATTCAAATCATATGCCCATGTATAAGGCTGTGTGCAATCATGAAGTTTCTGCAACAAACGAAGCATAAGAATACGCTTATCAGACAGGCAATCATCAACTTCAAAAAGCCAGTTACCAACCGACCCCAACAAAGCATCAATCACACCACCATCAAAAACATCACAGTCTTCCAGTCCCTGATTATAATGGTCATCATCAATAAGACAACCAACAGCACAAGACATTCCATCATGACCACGATAAACACAAACACTACCGCTTGAACTTTGCTCATTCTGTTTCAGCAAATGATCTTTTACATACTCAAAGACCTGACGGTCAGTTTTCAATTCAGAAAGCATAATTCAGTTCTTTCATTGCTTGAATTTCAGTTATAAGAGCAACCCTTTTGCCAAGAGCATACCAATCATAAAGATGAATATCTTTAGAAACATATTGTGAATAGTCATCAAAAATCTTGCTTTCAAGATCAATCAAATCATGCTCCCAAGTATAAGGATCTGAATTATCATGAATGTTTTGCAAGAAATAAAGCATCTTCAAAGAAGCATTCTCACGATGAGCAGTAAAACTATCAACAACAGAATCTTTTGAACCTGACCAATTAGGCAAAGATTTGCTCACAGCATATGAAACATCTTCGCTATACAACCATTCATTTTCAAAGAATTCATCATAAAACTCATCAGCAATAAGACAACCAACAGCACAAGACCTTCCTTGAGGTCCACGATAAACACAACCATTACCAGCCATGCTTTGTTGATTTTGTTTCAGCAAATGATTTTTTACATACTCAAAGACCTGACGGTCAGTTTTCAATTCAGAAAGCATCATCTAACTCCTTTAGTGCTTCACTATCCCAATTGTCCGGGGTATTCATATCTATAAAACGTGCAAGTTCAAATGCCTCTTCATCTGCATCATCAAACGACATACAAACTTCAGCATAAAAACCAAAATCATGCGAAAAGAAACGAGGACGAAAAGAAACACCCTTTGCCAGAGCATCAGGGAAAGTTCTTATCAACTGCTTTACATAAGCAGCCATCTCTTTCTTTGCACGATTCCGATAATCTAAATCACCAACTTGGGCACAATCCTCATCACAAGGAGTTGGACCAAGCATCCATTCTTCCATCATTCTGACAATTTCCTTTCTAGGGTTTCTTTCATTTTTCTTGCAACAGTAGTTTCAGGTTCCTTGAGAATAGAAATCTCAAACCAATGAGATTCATGCTCCTCATATGCTTCAACAGAAGCAGGATCAACATCATTGACATGAACACTAGGTTCACGACAAGTTTCTTCATTATAAGCATCAGTAGCAGTAAAACACTTTTCAAAGAAAGCATCCAAGATACCATTCCCGCAAGCATGAAGAAAAGCAATTCCATTCAAAGTAGCATCACTTGTCAAACTGTAATCAGTAGCAGTTTTGATATCAAACAACTCATGCTTACGGGCACACTTCTGGCAAACCTTTGACTGAGGCTTACGCATTTTCTTACCACAACCAATGCAATTCATAATTAATCCATATCTCCCAAACCAGTGAAATACCAATCAGTACTCACAACAGAATCACATCCGCAAACATAGCAGATAGCATCTTCAGGAACTACTTCATAATACTCTTGACAATTTGAACAAATATACTCTTCCATAATCAGTCCTTGAATGGATATGTTTCATACTTTTGGTGGAACAAATTCTTCAATTCAGCAATGGCATCAACTTTCTTGCGAGAAGTCAAACCATACTCTTCCTTCAATCCCTTCAGCAAATTGAACTTGTTGCTCATACGCATACCAGTACGAACTTCCAACTCCAACGCTTTGATTTGAGTGAGCATACGATATGCATTGATATCATCCTCACCAGTGATCATAAAACCACCATCACCAATTTTTTCAAATGCCATTTCTATTCTCCCTTGTTAATTTCTTCAACATGGCTATTACTCAAGGCATTCATAAGAGCAATCTCATATGCATACCAAGAGCGATCATCATCAGTTTGATTTCCAAAAGCTTCAAACTCTTCATTTGTCCAATCTGAAACATCAACGAAAACAATATCGTCTGCGTTGCCATACGTTCCAGAAGCAACATCAACCCAAATTTTCATCATCCACCCCACATCATTTCAGAACGACGCTCTGCCAAGTTTTCTGAATAGCCATCACGATAATCTCCAATAAACTGTTGGACATCTTCAGGCAACGAGTCAACTGCAATGACACGGATTTTCCCAGAGCCATTGCAACGCTCACAAGTAACATCATAACGACCAGCAAAGTAACCATCCAACTCTTCGTCATCCCAGTCATCAACATTGATAACACCCAGACGATTTGAATGACCACCATCACCATGACAAACATTGCAAATTTCCCATTCAAAAGGAATCTGCGCTTTTGTGATTTCACCATCATTCATTGCCTCAGCAATAACTGAAGGAAGCCGTAACTCATACCGATTCACAGCCTCATCAATAATTGAGTTGATACCATCATAATCGATGCTCATTGTCCCTCCCAATACTTTTCTTGAATTTTGTTCCAAAAGCCTTTGTTAGAAGGATGTCGAAATTTAGCCGCTGCAAAATTAATTACCTCTTCAGCTTCTTCAATAATTTCTGCGTCAGGTGAACTATCAAAATAATCACCAAGATGAACAACACGCTCAATTCGATCACCAAAGCAATCATCACAAACGTAAATCTTGCCATACGCACCATCAAAACGAGATGTATAACCAGCAGAAATATTTGCCATCAAAGACTCAGCAGGATTATTGAGTTTCTCCTCATAATTAAAACTCGCATCCCAGCCAAGAACTAGTTCGACATTACAGACAAAACAGTTTGCTTTCATTTCACTCACAGTAAATCACTCCTTACATTCAACGATTTCAACTCTGACTTCTTCACCCAAAAGTAGTTGCATTTATGCAACAAAGCCGGAGTGTATTCCTTACGAAATTCACGTTCCGACTTATCTAAACCTTTGGTTTGACATCCCTCTGACATACAGTAATCATAACCGACTTCTGCACGTTCATCAGAATATGTTTCTTCACAATAAACACATACTGCCATTGCTATTCCTTCCCACGGCCATGCCACATATCATCAGTCATATTGACTGCATTGACAAAATGATTAAAACTGTCAACCTTGATAATGACTTCAACATCACCATCAACAAATGTGATTGACTTTCCAAAACCAGCTTGCTCTGAAAACTCAACAAGCATTTTTTTCCCATCAAGAATTATTTGTTTCATCAGTCACCCCGATAATGCCAAAGATTACCATAATACTTTTCAAGAGCATCAAACTCACTTTCTGAAATGAAACTCATATTGAAAGCCTTACGGCAATACGAATACGGAGTACCATAATAAAGATCATCAGGAGCGTTATCTCTTGCCCAATAAATAACCTTACGGCTCAACTCATTCATCAAATCAGTCATCTCAATTTCCTTCCTGAACAACTTCGTCAATAAACGGATTATTGTATTCCGGCATATCAGTCGTATTGTAAATGTAAATCGAGTTATAAGCATCTTCATAAGCCTGATACAAACTCATAGCATAGCGAGATTCTGAAAGAAACTCTACAGCGAAACGATCAGTCCAACCATAACGCTTTGTCAATGACTTGATTACATCTTTCCTATTCATTTCAACTTCCCTTCTTGAATGGATTCTCATCCGGCTTTTGATTTGGATTCAAAGAAACAGACTGTAAAGTCTGTTCATAAGCATTATAGAAGCTACCGCAATAACGAAACTCTATCAGAAACTCAAAAGCAAAGCTTTCAGTCCAACCAAAACGCTTTACAAGAGTATTGATATTCTTTTGACGATGAATATTCACAACTTGATCCTTACTTCTTTCTGATTACGAACAGCATTGATATTCTGAATACGAACACCCAAAAGTTCTAGTTGCCTGTCAATATCTTTATTCTGAGCATCAAGCGACGCTTCACGTTGTTCTTTGACAAACTCAAAATCTTCCTCAGTAGGTTGCCCATACCCATTCTTATCCCAATAAGAATCAGGCAAGTCAGGCTTTTCCCAGTTCAGAACCGGAGTCCATTTCTTCAGCTTTTTGTTTCGCTTACTACGAGTCTTCACATTCACAGAAGACAGAGCAACAATCTTACGTTTTGTGTTATCCATTGTCATATTCCTTTCTCAGCCGGGACGCTTTGAGATGTCAATAGTTTCTTCACCGATACGAGCATGCTTTGGCATAGCAGCAGCATTGACAGCACCACCACCACCCTTTGCCTTTGACTTTGGCGCACTCTGCGCTTTGGCATAGTCAGAACCATCGGGGAAAAATTTGTCAGGTACATTCTCATAGAGATTGCGATACATTTGGTAAACCTGAAAAGCATTGAAAGAAAAACCAGTATCGGTATCGGCATAGATAGTGGGATTGCCATTGTCAACCTCAACGGAAATCTCTGTGATAATGCCATAGTCAATGTCACCAAGTTTGATATTGACACCGATAATCGCATCTTTGATGCGTTGGATTTGGGATTCGGATATGAAATGCATTTGGTTTTGCCTTTCCGTTTGGGAATGGAGTTGGGAATGGATTTGGGAAATCAGGTGGTAAATCAAAAACTTTCGTGCTTCGCACTCAAGTCTAATCCGCCTGAAAACACAAAGCAAGGAAGACAAGAACAAATCTAATTCTCTTGCCTAACTGCCTGCCTAGCCCAAAGCCTGCCCCAAAGCCTGATCGCCTGCCTAATCGCCTGCCTGCCACAAATACTTTGCACAAAGACTTTGCACAAAGACTTTGCCCAAACATGCAGCAAAGGCATTTGACGATGTATCGTCAAATGCCTTTGCCAAACGCTTTGTTTTTGTTTTTGCGGGAATCAAATAGGGGGAAATGATATCTAAAATTTAATATATATCAGAACCAATCTCATTACTACAAACTTTTACCCGAAATAAAAAACACCAAGCACATTACGGCTCGTTATTTTCATAAGTTTAGTATATCGTTCTCTTCGTGCAAAAGTTTTTCATTCAGGATTAGGCTTCGCAACAGTTTGAAGAAAATCAAGCATACGACCAGAGTATCTCATGCGACCAAGATGCAACATATCAATAGCAGGATCAACCCAAACTTCACCACCAATATTCTGCCAGAATCTACAGAAACCATAATCTTCAGAAAGCAGACGACCATCTTCGTCAATGTAATCTGAGAAAAGATTATAAGTCCATTCCATCTCTTCCTTACTTAAAGAACCAGTGTCATCCTTGTATCTAAGATTAGGATAGTTCTCAATAAGTTTCAAGAAAACCTCACGCTTAATCAACATAAACCCAGTGCCAGCATCATAGATTCTAATAGCTCCATTATCAACAATAACTTCACCACTACTGCCCTTAACAGGGTTAACAACATAACGAAGAGACTTTGACATCAAACTAGAGGTCGGTTCACCACTCTTAACAAGAGAGGAGATCTTATCCCAATCAATGTTCTTAATAGGGTAAGAACCAGTAACAATGTCTTTGTCATGCCACAACATCTTCATGATATCAGCAGGATCAAAACCAATGTCCGCATCAATAAACATCAGATGGGTAAATTCAGGATTAGCAAGAAACTTAGCGACAAGGCTATTGCGACCTCTTGTAATCAAAGAATCAGAAACCGTGCTCACCGCAAAATTAAGACCATAATCTTTAAACTGCATCACAGATTTCATCATAGACATAAAGAATGGCTCAGTAACTTGTTGATCGTAACAAGGAATAGCAATCATAGGATACCAAGAGCTAATTTGATCACTAGTAATCTCGATACTTTGTTCTTCTGTTTGAATTGGGGAATCGTTCATGCAGGCAAGTATACACGAAAAAAGGGGCGGTCGCATTGCGACCGCCCCTTTTCTTCGCTTTTTCTATAAGTAAAATTACTTAGCAGCAGCCTTCTTAGCAGCAGGCTTCTCTTCTGCAACTTCAGCGGTAGCAACAACAACATTGCCAGCCCGAGTAGCCTTGTAGTACAGAGTGCTATTGTCCTTGTCAAAGGAAATCATAACCTTCAAGTTATGCTTCTTAGCCTGAGTACGAATTCTCTGCTGCATTGAATTGTACACATTACCAGCCTCAACATTCTCAATTGAGAACACTTGACCCTTTTCAGCAGACTCAATAAGAGTATCAATAATCTGCTTCAATGCTTCACTTGCACGACTACGAGTAATCGTAGGGAAAGAGTCAACTGGCTTGATATTGAAAGTGTTCATTACTTTTTCTATCCTTTGTTTTTTGGTTTTTATTTGTGTTTGGAATTGGAGATGCAGACCTCCAATCCGACAGAGCCAGCCTAGCAGGTTTGAGTCAGGCGATTTGCCTATGTCCTACCTTTTTTCTGAATTTGTTTATCCAGCGGAGGACACGCCAACGAAATTGCTTTGAATACTCAGCCAGTTTAGTATGTGCTAATCAGGCGCTGACTCAGCTTGAGGCTCAGGAAAGATCTGAACCGGAATCAGGATCTTCGTTGTCACCATTAATTTGAGCAACCAAAGTCTGCACTCTGGCTTGCAGAACAGAATTTTCTACAGTCAGCGCAGTAACCTTCTGAGCCAAATTGTTGATCACAGCATCAATATCTACTTGATTTTCCATTATAATTCCTCCATAAAGTTTGTAAATTCTTCTGTATTATAATTTGTCTTAGAGAACCCGTCTTGGAACTCTCCAGTAGCAGTATTCATAATCTGCACAGTTCCAAATTCAGGCATGTCATCATCGACCTCATCAGGATACCACAACTCGATATCGATTTCTTCCTCTGCAACCATATTTTGCGCAGTATTAAAAACAGAACCAGCAACAGCATCAGCCAAATCCTTTGTACCAGTACTAGGGTGGTCAATCTTATTATTACTAAACAATCTCAACTTAAGCAACTCTTCTTCTACAAGTAGCTCATTCCAATAACCACGCAGTCTCTTGTCATAGATAGAAGTCATTAAAGTGTCATAGTCAGACTTCTTAACACTATGGAAGTCAGCATAAATACCTTGCGACCTAAGAGACTGAACCATCTCAACAGACTGCCATCGGTCAAACGTAACTTTTCTTACATCAAACTTACGACAAAGATCAACGATCATCATTCTCACAGAAGCAAAGTTAATTTCTTCACCCGGACTTGCTTCCCAAGAATGAACAAAATCAACATTGATTACAGGTAAGGTTTCGACACCCATAGAAGTTTTGATTTCCTTAAATCCAGTACAGTGACTCATCGCTAAAGCAGCACGGTCACGCTTTAAACCAAGGTCTACATGTATATAACGAGAATGACCATCTGTGCTATTAAACCAAGGTTCAAAGTGACCTTCAGAATTAATAGGATTATCATGATAACTAAAAGCTTCACGAACAAGATCGGGGTTACGAAAATAAGCATCTTCCATATTTGGTGGTTCACATTCAAATCTAGCGCGTGCTTCCACCGGATTTCTGATATACTCGGATTCCAAGTCCTCCCGATTGATAGTCGGATTGACTTCCCAAGTGGCAGCTTTGATAGACCAAGTTTTAGGTTCATTCTTTTCCCTAGAATTTATATATCTCTGCTGAATAAAGTCACCTTTATATCTTGGGAATGACAAAAGGATTACCTTACCGACCTCAGGGAAACGAGACATGACAGACAACTTACTCATATTGTAAATAGCAGAAGCAGAACCTTTTGATCTAGTTTCCCCTTTTAACTCCGCATCAGTTTTGAAAGCAGCAATCTCGTCAAGAATGATAGTTAAAACCTCATATCCCTCCCAACCTTCACTTTCAGAGTGACCTGAGAAGCATCGAACAGGTCTAGAGAAAAAGAAAATCTCAGAAACTCTAGGCTCAAAACCAACTTCATTAAAATAAGGAGATGACAACAACAAGTTTTTCAAAGGCTCAAAGAACACTCTTTGAGCTTGCTGGGCATTAACAGCAAGGTTCAACAGGTCAATATACACGCCCGTTGCCTTTCCGTAGTAATTCAAAGGATCACGCAAACAATGAAGCTGATAAGCATTATAGGCAATAGAGATTCTAGCACAGTGGTCTTTGCCACTGCCTTTGCCAAGCATGCAGATAACTTCATTGTCAGTATATTTACTATACCACTCAGCACCAGCTTCTTCACCAAGAAGTTTCATCAAAGTCGGTTTCTTAAGTATTTGAGTGCTGTGCCGGACTACCTCCAATTGTATATCAGACAAAGGAGGCAAACCAAGAAACTTTTTATCTTGCACAAAAGTTTGAATTGGGACTACTTCTTCGCTCAATTCATCTTGTCTAAGCAGGCGATCAAAATCATTAAACTCAAGATTCATCGACATGAAATCAGACATTCACGCCTCCAGACATATAACAGGCAAAAAAGCCCTCTCTTCCCCTGACATTACTTGCGAAAAAATCCACTCTCTTCTCCTGACATTAATTGGGAAAATTCCCTGTCTCTTCATCTGGCACAACATCCACATCAATAGGTTCTTCTTCATCCATAATTTCAAAAGCTATAGCCAGTTCTTTTCTAACCTCATCAGCAACTTCTGGGAACTTAGCAATAACATCACGAAGAACTCTAGATAGGATTCCATTAACAGACTCCGCCTTCTGCATACGAGCAATATAGTCTCCGTCAGAATTCTGAGTACCCAACAGCTTATGAAGCTGAGCTTTATTCTTAGCTAGCTCACCAGCTAATTTGATGGCCTGAATCCTAGCAGACACCATGCCGTGATCAGTTGCGATAGAGATAGTCTCCCAAGCCTCTTTTGATAACTCATCAAACTCAGTAAGAGCCTTGATAGTGTTGTACTGAACCCTCTCAAGAAAATAAGGATCAGCCTCAGCCTGCTGATTAATAATCTTCTTGTACTCTTCAATGTTGTACTTAACTTCAGTAATATTAATACCCAAAAGGCTTGCGATCTCATTATTCTTATAACCCTTGATGTGAAGAAGACCAGTCTCTTCTACATCACGAACCTTGTCTATAATGGACTTGCTGGGTGTTTTTTCGATATCGCTCATCAGTAAACCAAATCAATAATTGCGTTGTAGTAATCAACAGCTACGTCAGACCACTTGTAATTATTTCTAATCAACCAAGCGCCCTGCATTGTGAAATCCTTGACTTCACTATGGTTCTTTGCTACATATAACATTTTATCACACAAATCATCAAAATTTGGTATAGCCCACTCACCATTGCCAGCATAAATGCCAGACATATTGTCAGTACCCCAAGAATAATCAAGAGGAATAGAAAGATTCGCAAACTCTGTACAAGCAGTAGCATCAGTGCAAATAGTAGGAATGCCTTTAGCAATAGACTGGAACGGCATCATACCCCA